TAAAAAAGTTTCAGTAATATTACAAGTAATATTAGTTTTTTTTATATTCACTATCCTCGCATACCATCTGGTCTTACATCTGCTCTGAAAGTTCCATATCTCCAATTTTGGTCAGTAGACGTGTTAGCTATTTTTAAACTAGCAGCTCTACCTCTGGCACGAGTATCTACTTTGTTAGTAGTGCTTGTAATTGTGAATGGACCTAAAGGAGAGGAAGAAGCACTGTCCGTAGAATAGTTTCTAAGGTTTATTGTAACTTCAGCGTCTCCTGTTAATAATTTAAAATCAGGAATAAATCTTTTCATACTGATAAACATTTCTCCCTCCGATATATTAAAATCACCGGATTGTATGAAAGCAGGAATAGCAGTTTTCACTCCATTAAAGTCTAATTGATTATTTCCTACTTCATGAGCATAATAAGTAGTAGCACCGTTTACACTTGTAACACCTTGTATAATTGGAAAATTAGGTGTTGTTGAATCGTTAAACTGTGTGGCATAAGGATGATCATACAAAGTAGAATCGTGCCAACTTGTTCTATCAAGAGATCCAGTTGTCCAAACGTTCTCTGTGTAATTGTAAGTCACTACTCTATCTATATTTGTGGATCCGTTTTTAGGATAAAACCAACTTACTTCTTCATATAAATGATTTAATCCGGCGTAAATCTGTTCTCCTGAACGATAGTTTAATCCTAAATTATCTCCTTTACTTGTAAATACAAAATCTTCTACTAAACAAGGTAATGATTTTACAGTACCGTCATAAACAAAAAAACCACCTGCTTGACCCATCCACCATACAGCTCCGTTTACATACCTCAATGCATGTTGTCCTATTAAACCGCAATTACTTCCTACTTGTCTTATTGAAAACGTAAAAGGTGGGCCAACAAATTGCATTACATACGCAGACGTATCAGTAAGTATAAGAATATAATCTTTCGCTTTAGCTGCACCTATAATTTTAACACCAGAATCTAATCTAAAAGTTCCTGCTGTATTTATAGACGTTGGGGAATAAGTACCAATAGATTCTTGATCTGAAAACCTAATAAACATTTTGTCTTGTGTCCCGCTAGAACCTATCGTTGTTTCAGTTCCTAACAAAATTAAATGTCTATCCCTCTCTGAAACAATAGACATAACAGATGATGTAGGGGCTCCAGATACTACAGTTGCTCTTGTAGTTAAAGCATTAGGTTGTGCGTTTATTGTATCCCACTCAAATGTTTTTCCATTTTTAATTGTAGCAATTAACTTTTGACCAAAATGATCTAAAGACCATGAAGCGGGATCTAATATAACAGAGCTAGTTATAGATGCATTGCCCCAAGCTGTAAAAAATTCCACGGAAGATCCATCAGCATGTGCAGCTCTAGTGCCAGCTACGTTTCTTGTTATGCCTGTTAAATCATTTCCAGAAATTCCTGTGTATGAAATAAATTCAGCATCAACTTTGATAGTGCCTGACGTTGGAAATCCTGTAACCCCAGATAGTGTTATGGAGGTTCCTGAGCCTCCAGTTCCATTATTATCGTCTTGTAGTGCACCATTGAGAGTGCTTACAACGCCACTTGCTCCTCCCCATGAAGATGTGCCCCATCCATAACCAGAGCTTTGATTAATAGGTCCTATTTTAACATACGGATTTATTGTGGCAGATCCACTTGCACTTACTGACGTTCCAGCATTTGATGCCATAGTAATAGTAAAACTATCTACCAATGCAGTCACTACTTGAAAAGTATTTGTTGTAAAATCTGATGCTACATATCCAGCTCCTGATGGAGGAGTAACTGAAGTAAATGTAAATAAATCACCGTCAGCTAATCCATGAGAAATTTTATTTACTGTTACTGTTGCTGATGCGTTAGTCGTAGTAAAAGTACACCCTGTTTTCGCTGTATCCAAAGGTGTAATATCGTAGAACCCACCTTCATAATAAATTAGTAAGACTTTATTAGTGCCTAATGCTGCATATTTTCTGCCATCTAAATCAGCCCAAACTAACTGTTCCCTTACAGCACCTACTAAAGTTTTATTTGTAATTTGACTCCAACCACCAATTTTTTCTGGTAAACCATATCTAAATCTAACAAAATCACCATCAGTCCATTGACCTTGAGCTCCTGTTGAAGTGACTTGTTTATTAAAACCTGGTGTTATCTGTACGTTTGTTAGAGGCATAGCATATTATACCTTCAACTAGTCTTTACTTCAACATTACCTTTTGTTTCTAATTTTGCTGATGCCTCATCTAAATTAGCTGTAAAATTCATCATTACATGCACCATAGTATTAACAACATGTTTAAATGCTGAACCCTGTAAATGTAATCTTTTAGTTTTTTGCATTGTTTTAATTTCCTCATCATTAAAAACAAAATCTGCACTACCATCAGGTTGTTGTATTATTTTCATTTTGAACTCCATATATTATTCGTTTATCTTTAGCATAATCTTTGTAAGAACCATTCTTATCAACATAGTGTAAAAATGCTTGAATATGATAGTCACCTACAAATTCGTTTCTCCAATGCTCTACATTAGTTCCCCAATATAATGCAGCATCCCCATTTTTTAAATTAATTGGCTCACCATTAATATATATTGGCCAATCAGTTCCGTCACTGTCTATCTGACAAGTAACACTTACTTCACAAGATGGTCTGTCTTTGTGTTTTTTTAAATCTGCTAATTTAGTGTAACATCTCCAAAAAGAGTAAGTTGGTATAAGTTCTAGATTTGATTCTTTTTCAACTTTATGTAGTTTTGTAATCATCAATGATTCCATTAAGTAGTCTGAATATTTACAAGTATCTCCATTTAAATTTTGTTCAAAATCAAAATCTTCAACATTATTCATATGAAACATTTTAGTATAATTTTTTAATAACTTTCTTTCTTCTTCAGTAAGAAAATTTTTAATTATTTTATATTTAAAATCTTTTTTTAAAGTGCCCATATTACTACTGAATATCTTATTCCTTTTTTTATTACATTAACTTTGTGTGGAAAAATAAAATTACTTGGCCAAATAATTAAACGTCCAGGTTTTGGATGGATGATAGTTTCCTCTTTCGTAAATTCATCAAAGAAACACAATTCTCCACCTTCATAATCATTATTAAGTGTAAGTATACCACTCATTGTTCTTGGTATTGTAGCATGATGATCAGTATGAAATTTGTAAAATCCCCCCTTTTCGTATTTTAAAATAGCAATATCTACAACTGATTTAAAATTAGCTTCTTTAAAAATTTCTCTATATTCATTAAATTTTTTTCTAAATACGCTTTCTATTAAATTAAACCAATGCGAATCCGACATTGTTTGATTATATTTATGTAAATGATAACTTTGAGTATTTCTTACAGCTTTAACTTTCTTATAGTCTTTACTGCCTATAGTCAAAGCTTGTTCAAAGTTTAACTGACACGAAAATTTTATTAATTGTGAAATTATAGTTACAGGCAAAACATTATCTACTACTTTTATGTAGTTTTTTATAGACATGCCTTTTTATATACTACTTTAGGGTAAACGTAAAATATGATAGGCAGTCATTCCAGAATCCCTAAGTAATTTTACCAATGAACCTGTTTTAGGATATCCTGTGGTAGGTATTGTAAAAGAATTTAAATCACTTCTAAAAGCAGACCATGTAGGGTCAGTATTATTTTGTAAATACTGATCTATTCTTTCTATGTAAGAGTCTACTGCATTTCTAAAACCAGCTTCATCTGTTAAAATACATATTCTTGGAGGCACTATGTCAGCGTTATCATCTGCAACAATTCCTGTAGTAGCTTCAGTTTCGGTTAAATTATTACTATCATCTAAAGTAAATCCATAAGACTCTTCCTCTGCTCTTGTAAATTGTGTATCTGTTACAATTTTTTCCACAGGGTTCATGTTTTGAATTAAAGGTAGGATTTTATTTTTCTCTGCATCATCTGCAGCGATTCTAAAAAGTGTTTTGTCTACAAAATAAAAGTATGCCATAATTAACTCTCAAAAATTGCAAGTTTACCTGGTTTTCCTGGTCGTCCTGTACTAGAACCTCTACCCGGTCCACCAAGTGCATTGTTGTTGATTATATAAGAAACTGTGCTTGTCCAAGTATCGTTAAAAGATGGGTTGAGGACTCCGTAAGTTTCAAGATTATTTTCATTAGGTCCTGCAGCCCAAGCACTAAGTGGAACAGTCATTGTATTGTAAGAGTCTGGACCTCTAGATCCTGGTTGACTAAAAGGTGTGAAATCAAATGTAGTGTTACTTGCATTTCCTTTACTGCCCGTTGTACTTTGTCTATTTCCTCCTGTACCTCCGTTTGCTTGGTAAGTTTGAATATTTGTACTTCCTCCAGAGCCCCCTTGAGAGCTATTGTTTTGTGCGCCACCGTTTCCACCAGCAGCTACTGAATATGGTTGTGAGTATGGTGCGGATATTGGAACATTATAAAAACCAAATCCGGCTCCTCCTCCACCTCTACCTGAAAAACCATCAGAGGATCCAGCTCCTCCTCCTCCGCCTCCTCCGATATACATACCTAGAGTAGTCGTTCCTGGTTTTGCAGTAAATGTTCCTGAACCAGGTCCATTTACATTTAAAGTAAGATCACTGAAATAAGCAGCTCCTGATGATCCACTTGATGCGGCTGTAATTCTTCCTTGTTGATCAACTGTAATATCAGCTGTTGTGTAAGTACCTGGGGTTACTGCGGTGTCAGCTAGTTTATCTGCAGTTACAGCATCATTTGCAATTTTTGCTGTCGTAACATTTGCATCTGTAATTGAAGCAGTCACTACAGCGTTTGCTGCAAGTTGATCTGCACCTACTGCATCATCAGCAATTTTAGCTTGAGTTACAGCGTCATCAGCAATTTGTGAAGTAGCTATAGTTCCTGTTACATTTGCAGCAGCAACAGTGCCACCTAAAGTATCTAATGAAATTTCGTTTAAATTAGTTCCATCTGAATAAGCTGCATAAATTTTTGCTTGGTCTAAAGTAAAACCTGTTCCTGATGCAGTTTTAATTGTAAGGTTTGTTGGATTTGTTAATCCTGTTGCATCGAAAATATAAAATTTTTCTATTGAATCTGGAATAGTACAAACTGTGCTTGCTGCTATTGTTGCAGTTGCAAATTTAATGACTAAATTTCTTGCGTTTGATAGTGCACCGTCAGACATTGCAAGAGCTAAAGTTGAACCACTTGAAAGTGTAACTTGTTCAAAACCTGCAACGGCTTGTTGTACTAAATTTAAATTTGTGTTTGTTTTATCTCCCCATGTACCAGCGTTTTCACCGGTAGCCATAAGTTCTAGTTTTAGATCACTTGAGTAAGTTGATGCCATAAAAAATTCTCCTTAAATAAATCTATATTACTATATTTATGCCGCCCTATCAACTATGGTCCAAACATTATTTACACCTGGGTTAATTTCAGACCATGCAGTAATATTAGTGTTACCCACAGATGATGTTAATTGTACGCCTGTAACGTCTATATTAGCACTAGCAACAGCTGCCTCCTCACCTAATGATAAAGTCATCTGAACCCCTGTTACGTCATATAAACTTATCTGTTCTACTTGTCCCACAGAACTTGTTAATGAAATACCGGAGACCGATACATCTGCGTTTGCAGTAATTGTTTCCTCTCCCACAGAACTCGTAAATGAAATACCAGAGACCGTTACATCTGCATTAGCACTAACTGTTTCTTGTCCAATATTACTTGTGAGTTGTTGTCCTGTTGCATTTACATTACTATCTGCAGTAACTGTTTCATTACCTATAGATGAAGTAATTTCAGACCCAGTTACAGTTGCGGTTACCCCAATATCTAAAGTGACAGACCCGATCGCTGAATCTAAATTATCATCAATTACATTTACATTTACACTACCACCTGCCTCAATATCCACAGGTCTAACAGAAATAGTCATCTCACTACCCAAAACCGATAATGCTTGTACTTCTCCTACGGATAATGCTGCTTGTATTCCTGTTACACTAATATTTGCATCTCCGGTCATTGTGATTTGACCTGGAGTAGCTGTTAACTGTTGTCCTGTTGGACTTGCGCTAGCACCTGCTGTAATTCCAGCAATCGCACCTACAGATATTGTAGCTGATACAGATCCTGTTTGTACAGAATAAGCATCTCCCCAAACCATTGATCCCCAAGAATCTCTGCCCCATCCTGAGCCCACTAAAAAATTGTCATCAATAGTGACAGAATTTATTGTTGAAGTTATTTGTGAACCCGTTACATTTTGTTGAATACCTAATGCAATATCTTCCTCTGCTAGAGAGAAATTTGCTTGGTTACCTGTGACTGATACTGTAACTGATATACCTGCAATTACGCTTGGACTTGAAAATGTAAGTTGTGATCCTGTTACATTAACATTTGCGTTAGCTTGAGTTGTAGATGTCCCTACAGATGTAGTTGCTGATTGGCCACTGACTGAGACGGTTTCATTAGCAAGGTCTCCCCATTTTGCTGCTCCCCAGGTTTTATTACCCCATCCAATGGCCATATCATTTTAATCCTTATGCTAGTCTTATGATTGCAGCGGAAGTTGTGAACGCAGGAAACTGAATTGTAAATGTTCCAGACGTTGCAGTTTTATCTCCGCCAAAATCTAAAACAGCAACAGCATCAGTAGTGTTTGAACCACCATCAGTTGTTGTGTTGTAGATTAAAGCACCTCTTGCAGTAAGAGTTACACCTACGAATGATAAGTCAGCAAAATCTGTTATAGCCACAGAAGATGAAACTTTTACACCTTGGTTTACTATTC